ATCAGTATAAATATTTTTAATTATAGTAATGCCACTACCGTCAGGGGTAATATTTATATTACCATTACTATCAGTACTAGTAATACTATTACCATCAATAGTAATATTATCTACTAAGAGCTCATTAATCTTTTTATTTGCATCAACAATAATAGCAGAACTAGCTGTTAGTGTGCCGCGTGTATGGTCTAGTAGATCGGTAAAGTATTTACCACCAATTACTACGTGATTAGCAGCGTTACCGTTAGTTTCGGTACCCATACCAATGTATAGGCGATCACCACCATTTGAATCATTGTTAACTAGGCCAGAGTAGGCCATTTCACCTGCAGCTAGAACACTTGGATTTCCAGCTACCTCTGAACGTTTAATTCTAATAATAGAAGCCATATTTATTCCCTTTAATATTGTCCGGAATCAACTGTTTGTTGATTCAGTAAGGTAGTTGAAATCCATTTTTGAGTTTGTGTATTGTATACTAGTATACTTCCGGGATTTAGAGAGGTTACATCAACATCCTCTAGTGCATTTATAGTACTTTTTCCAGGCGGCCCCATAATTCCAGTAATAACTGTTTTACCTGCCTGATCTCGTACAACTACAGTATTACCTTTATCCGTTACTACTGTTGTAGTCATCTTGTTACCTCCTTAACTAGTACTAAATTACCTGTTAAGAAAGGAGTTACTATACCTTGTTGATCTACTAGCTCTACAGAATATACAGCTGTTTCAAATGTAAAATCTTCTGTTATACTAGCAGGAATAGTTATGGTAATTGTTTTATAGGTTTGATCAATTACAATTTCACCGGTTTGGGTTCCACACTGGTATATAACGGTTGGACTTTCCACAGTTTCACGAATTTGCATACGTGCAGTAAGATTATTTAACCCAACCCAGTCGTTATATTCAACTACTCCACCACTAGTATAAGTAGTAAAGCCTAGGCTATTTACCTGATTTATAGTAATCTCATTACCAGTAACTCCAGTAGCTATATAGTAACTATCCTCACTAGTAGTATTAATTTCTTTCATTCCACCCGCACCAACCACGCGAAATCGCCAACCAACTGGAAGATTAGATGGTGTAGTGGTAGTTATTACACAAGGAGCACTCCGAGAAATCTGTGAGATAGGTGTGTAAACTTTTGTTTGCGATTCCCATCTGTATGTTTCTTGAAAAGTTGCACCTTGATATAGTTTATAATTAATTTTAGCTGGTTGTTGCATCTATTTGTACTCCTTGTTTTGCTAGTCGTTTAAATATGCCGACTTCATTAGTTAGTGCAACTACCTCAACTTGTAAGCGTTGATTTTCTAAGGTAAGCTTTTCTAGTTCTCTATTTAAAGCTATAATTTGCTCGTGTAATCTACCAAGCTCTAGGCTTAGTTTAGTATTCTGCTCACCCATTCGCTCCAGCTCTCGGTGCATAATTTGTATAATTCCCGACTCTGCCTGGGTTGCTTTCCAATTTTTTATTAGCTGCTGGATGCCAAAAAATGCGGCTACAACGGCTATAGCAATAAGGCCCAAGACTTGAATGACTTGTTCTGATATTTCTAACATTCTTTACCCTTCCTTTACGCGTGGTAGCCTAAAAGGTTTGGCTCCTTAAAAATTTTGGTTTTAAAACGGACATTTTCAACTATTGTAACACAAGAGCATAAAGTTGTCAATGTAAAAAAATACCCGACCAGTTTATGGTCGGGTATTTGTTTTTAAATATTATTCAGGTTTTTGAGGCCAGGTAATATTATCTGGATCTGTTTGAAGAGTAATATCTCGTAAAGCCTGTCTGTACTGCTTCCAAGCTTCTGGCACGTCAGTGCCAGATTCTTGCGCTTTAATTACCATCCAATCAGTTTCTGCTAATAATTTATCACGCTGTTCTCGTATTTGTTGCCATTTTTGTTCTGGGGTTCTAATATCCTGCCAAGTTTCTAATTCATAATTAAAACTATGATAAATACTTGGCTGCATTCCTTTTTCTTTTATTTCACCATTTTTAATGTACTGTGTACTTGGATTAGCTCGGCCCTCTATAACTAGAGGTCCTTGCAGTTCAAATTCATTTTCAAGACATGTTCCAGAATTTAGAATTTCGCCTTGTTGAGTATATGCTATAAATTGTTTCATTTTTTAGATTCAAGTATAAAATAACTTAAAATAGGACTTTGTAATATAAATGCTTGATTACTAGTTGCACCAAATTTATATGTAACTGGGACTCCTGGTGTTGCTGTATCATGTACAATATACCAGAAAACTTCCTGCCAAAAACTAGATTGAAAGTTTCCAGTAGTTATAATTTCGGTATCTGTTCCACCCTGAGATCTAATAAAAGATATTCTTGTAGAATTCCAAGAAGCTGGATTGCCTTCTCCTGGTTCAGCAAATCTTGTAGCAACTACAGACGGATTACCTGTTATAAAAAATGGACTTAATGCTGACATTCCTATAGTAACTGTACCGCTACCGTTTATATCTGGTATAAATGTTAATATATTGCGATAAGCCCAGTTCCCTCCGTAGATAAGCCCAGAAGAATATGCTGCACTAATTCCTCCTCGCGGAACACTTACTGCATTAGTTCCAATCTTTAGTGTTTGTACTTGTAGATCACCAATTTTAGCAGTACTAATACTACCATCTTGAATTTTTGCAGTATTAACCGCTAAGTTACCTATTTTAGCATTAGTAATTGCTGCATCTTTAATATAGGCACTATCAATAGCTGCTGATTGAATATATGTACCAATATTTGTAGGAGTAATTGGATTTGCAATACCAAGACTATCATCAGAAGATTGCATATATGCATTAGCTTCTTCGCCCAGTTGTACTTGAAGCGCACACATATCAACAGCAACCCCAGGACCAAGTCCAGCAGCAGGAGCTACAAGAGATAGTATAAGATTTCTATTACTAAGTACAGTTGCTCCAACTTGAACTTTCCAAGAGTACCGTTGCCAACTAGCAGTTAATGCAGGATTTGCTAGCTCTGTGGTTTGGGTAAATCCTGTTTCTGAAATACTAAACTTTGCACCTGCTGCTCCACTAGTTCCTGTTTTTGCGTAAAAACTAATTGTATGCCAAGCAGTAGCACTAGTATACCTAGGACCATAAGTACTTCCAGATACTTGTACACCTATTCTTGCAGTTCCATATAATCCACTAACAGTATTAAAAAATCTTAATACATTTGTACCGTATAATCCTTCATTTTCTAATATAGAAGTTGGTGGTGCTGTATAATTGTTTGGGTTGTATATAGTCCATCCAATTGGTAATACAGTATTAGTAGCTACAGTCTCATATCGTTTAAATCCTGAGTTTATAGCCTTGTTAGTAAACTGAGATATTGCATCTATATATTTTAAATCTAATCCAGTTCCAGCTGCTAAAATTATATTTCCTGCGGCATCTTTAATAGATAATCCTCGGCTATCAATTTTTTCAGCTGTAACCTGTCCAGCCTGTATTTTTTCTGTAGTTATACTATTTGCAGCTAGTTGAAATGCTCCAATAGTCCCGGTAACAATTAAATTACCATCAATTCTAGCAGTTACGTCAACCCAAGTACTTCCTGCCCAAAATTTAGTAACTGAAAATCCAGTACTATACATGGTAAGGGTGTCACCTATGACCACAGAACCATAAGTAGTTACAAAGTAATTAGTTGCAACACTATCTGACCAAACAGTTTGATCGCTTAAATATGCAGCAGTTGCTCCACGAACTCCAGGTACAACCACAAGACTAGATAAAACTTTAGTTACTGTAAATAATTTTTCAACAACAATACCACGATATACTGCTCTAACTAATACAGCGGCCGAGGAGCCAGTTAAATTAGTTATTGAGTATTCTCCTGTTGTTGAATTTATTACAAAAGTAACATTTCCTTGTTGAACAGCATGTGAGTAAAAAACTTCGCCATTACCAGTAATATCCTCAGAACCTAGGTATACTCTAAATGTACCTTTTGCAGCATCATATTGATTAGTACCACCTAGTTTGGCTTTTTTAGCAGTATATGTAACCCTTTCATTAAGATATTCTTGATTTTGAGCAGAATATTGTATTACTACTGTACCTTCATCGGCATCTAATCTACTAATGGTTAGTATACCAGTAGTTGAATTTAAGGAGGCTTCGATATTAGTTTTACTTACTATACCAATATCTGTAAGATTTAAAACTGTTCCTGTTTGACTTATTATTTTAACTTGAGAAGTTAACTGTGATACATCGGAAGTTCCTGATGTATCTAGTGGTAAAACCATGTCAAATTCATTAGTTAATATAGGTCTAGGCGCTGTATCAAACTCACGTCCAGGTATAATACTAATTCTATCTTCTGCTAAAATAGGTCCGGTTGCACTGCCTTGTCTTACTCGAACTATTATAGTTGCTTTTTTTATAGTTGTACCGTTTACAACAGCTGTAGGAAAATTATTAGTTGTAGTAGGATGTGACCAACTATAAATATTTGAAGTACTACTACTTTGTAGTGTAACACCATCAGCCCTATAAAATTCATAATAAGGAGTCTGTGTAGTATTTACAGCTGTTGCAGTAAATAAAGTACTTAATGTTCCAGTTCTATTTCCAGCACTATTATATAGTGCACATAAATTAGTATTGTCTGATGATAATGTTACAGAAACAGGATTAGTTGGATATATATTACCTTGTGCATCTACTATTAAGCTAGCACTATCTTTTGTTAAACTACCTGTTACAATATTTTGACTTTCGTAGGTAACACCAACCTCTACGTCTTGACTAAGGCCATCCCAAGTAACTCGTAATTTAACAGGTAATACAGAAGTACTATCATAATTTAAAGTATAAGGATAACTACTACCTGTTAGGGTTATATTTCCAGAAAGTATTTGAGGGACGCTAGGACTTCCAGTTAAATTAGTGCCGGCTGCGCTTATAGTAATGCTGCTAGGATATTTAATTATTTCTGGTGGAGTAACTGCCCAAGTGTCTGCATTTGATTCTGCTACTAGTTGCCTAAATCGTAGATAAACTCCCGAACTTGTTTTAGCTCCTACAGGTAGTGTAGTAGTAATAGTATTCCACGCATTTTGTAAACTAGTTTGAGGGCTGTGGGTAGTTATAGTTGTCCAATTTGATAAATCAGTTGAATATTCTAGTACTAAATTATCTCCTGCGTCTGGTAGTTCACCCCAACTAGCTCCAGTTGAAGCATTTGCTCCACCTGTCATTACTTTATAAGTTATAACTGTATAATCTGCAAGATTTACTTTTCCAAGAGTTCTTATATACCTATCTGCTTGTGTGCCGTATCTAAATATATAAATTTTACCAATTGTAGCAGCATTCTGCAGTTGAGGGTATGATAGTAGGGCATTAAAAACAGCCTCTACTCCTGTACCTTTATCGTATGAATATTCTGCAGTTATTGGGTAAAAAGTAGACCATTCTGGAAATAAGAAAAAAGGACTACTAGTAGATACAGAAAGTGCTTTTCCAGGTAATCCAGGATTACCCTGTGACCCAGTTTTACTCTTACTAAAAGTTTGTTCTTTAGTAATAAAGAAAGGTATATCATTGTATGTTCCACTAATGGTATAAGTAACTTTAGCTGTTGTACTTGCATCAGGAAAATTGCTATGATTACCTATTATAGCCTGTGTAGCTGTTGGTCCGCTTCCACTAGCTGTGCCAGCTGTAATTCCAGTGCCGCTAGCCGTAACTTTCCAAGTTCCGTTTGTGGTACCTACTCCATCATATATTAATTCAGTTGCACCGGCTAATACTTTAATAATTACACCACTATTAGCATAATCAATTACTTGATTATCAGTATTAGCAGTAAAGGAATGCGTATCTTTTGATATAAGCGCTGTAATCGAATCCCTGCCCGGTTCTGATTTAATTATAGTTTGAGTTTTGGTACTAGTAAATGATTGATTATTTATTACACCTTCAATATTAAACTTAATAGTTGCAGTAAGGCCTGCTCCTGTTTGAAAATTACTTGGTGCCCCTATTACTGCAAAATTTCCATTTGTTCCTTGGCTCCAAGTTCCAACAGTAATATTCTCATCTTCAACAGAACTAATTTTCCAAGTATTATTTGCCGTACCAACTCCATCATACGTTATTAGTCCTGTGCCACTATAAACTCTTATTTCTGTAGCCGCTCCGGAATAATCTGTTACTTCTCCGCTGCTGTCTGTTGGTAGTACATGAGTATTATTACTTAATTCTACACTAATACCACTTAATCCTGGCATAATAGAATTTAACGATTCATAATCTACAGCATATATTACAGATTGTCCTTGTACTACTTTAAATATTTGTACAGCTATTTGTATTTGATTATTTTCTATAAATGTTGCAGGCGAATTATAACTTATTATATTACTATCAGTTGCTTGTAATAATGTCTGTGTTCCGTCTGGAGTTATTTGAACAAAATAGTAAATTAATTCAGGATCGCTTACTACTATTCCATTTTCTGTTAAATAAGCTACTATATATTGTGAAGCAGGGGAAGGAGTTGTTCCTGTAGCACTATATTGAATAGTTTTTTGTTGAAAAATAAGGTAAGCAGCATAGCTAGGTAAGGCTGCTTGTCCTCCTGCTCCTTCTTCACCTTTTAGTGATTTACTAAATTTTTGAGTTTTGTTTATAGTAAACGGTATGCTATCGGCTTTACCTGTTATAGTATAAGTAATACTAGCTGTTGTTTGATTATCAGGAAAATTTGAATGGTCTGCTACTATAGCAGTAGTAGATGTAGAGCCTGCTCCACTTATAGCTCCTGGTGTAATATTTATAGCATTACTTGCAGGATTTATTTCTACTTTCCAACGACCTTCTTGAGTACCTATACCATCATAAATAAGTTCAGTAACTCCTGAATATACTTTGATCTGTGTACCGCTACCAACGTAACTAAGTACATTACCAATATCTCCAGCAGTAAATGGATGTGAATCATTAGATAAAATAACATTAACTGCATTTTTTCCTATAATGCCATCTTTACCTGGTTTAATTGCGGTTAATGCTAAAGTATCAATAGCTATAGGATTATTTAAATCAACTGCAAGGTATACTATTACTGCCAAAGTTTGTGGAAAATCGTTAAAATTTGCCGGTGGAATATACGTGTATTGATTATATTGAGTATTTCCATCAGGGCTTCCTTGTTGAACTATACTTGTATTACTATTTTTATCTATTAAAGCAAATATGTAATAATAATTTTGTAATTCTGATATACCAGTAATAGCATTAGCACCACTTACTAAAGTTGCTTCAACAATGGTTGATGTTGGTGTAGGGCTAACACCATCTGTATTATAAGCAAAATAGTTTTGTTGTGGCAGTAATTTACAATTATACGCACTTATACCATTTTCAAGAGTGTTAAACGTTTGAGTTTTACTAATTTCAAAAGTATTATTATTATATTTACCAGTTATTTTATATGTAATATATGCCGTATTAAATTGTGATGACATTGCATAGTGATCTTCTACTTCTGCAAAAGAACCATTGTCAATAACATTACCAGAAATAATATTAATAGCTTGATCGATTACTAACTTCCAGCTATTATTAGAAATATTGGAAGCTCCATAGCCTTCATATTGAAGTTCTGTAACTCCTGCAAATACTCTAATTTCTGTTCCACTACCAGTATAATTAATTTCTCCATAAACATTTTTAGCAAAACTGTGCGTTTCATTAGATAAAATAACACTTATAGAACTTATTCCATCTTCTCCAGTAGCTCCAGCTTTACTTTTACTAAATGTTTGTGCTTTAGTAATTACAAAAGGAGTTTGATTTAGTGTACCTTGTATTAAATATGTAATATTAGCCGTATTTGCACTAGTAAAACTATTATGATCTCCAATAGTTACATAATAGCCATTATCTGTAAAACTGGTTGATGGCGTAATATTTAAACTAGATAGCACGGTTACTTTCCATGTGCCTTCTGCAGTACCTGTACCATCATATTGTAATTCTGTTGCACCTGCAAATACTTTTACATCTGTACCACTTCCAACATAGCTAGAAACTTGCCCATTACTATCACAAGTAAATGAGTGAGTTTCATTAGAAAGTAATACATTAATAGCATCTTTTCCATCTTCGCCGTTTGTGCCTGCCTTACTTTTACTAAATGTTTGAGATTTAGTAGTAGAAAAACTTATGCCATTCGCTTTTCCGGTAATTGTATATGTAATATTAGCAGTATTTGCTTGTGTTAAAAAGTTAGTATGGTCTGATATAGTAACAGTAGTAGTACCGTATTGTATATTATTAGTAATAATATCAATATTGTTACCACTAGTATTGGCTAATTTCCAGCCATTGTCTAGAGTTCCAGTACTATCATATGACAGTTCAGTACTACCACTAAATACTCGTATAATTGTTCCGCTGCCAGTATAGTCATTAACTTGTCCAGCTTGTGTAGCTGTAAATGAGTGTGTTTCATTTGACAATAACACTGTAATGGCATCTTTTCCGTCTATACCAGGATTGCCGTCGGTTCCATCTTCTCCAGCATTACTCTTACTAAAGGTTTGTGTTTTATCTATATTAAAAATGGTACCATTTACATTACCAGTTATACTATAAACAATACTAGCCGTAGTTAAGCTATCAGGAAAGTTACTATGGTCTCCAATAATTGCAGTATTACCACTACTACTAATTGATCCTTTAGTAATATTAACTTCTTGACTAGCTACAACTTTCCAAGTATTAGCCTGAACACCTACACCATCATAGGTTAATTCAGTGACACCACTAAAAACTTTAATAGTTGTACCACTGCCTGTATAGCTATCTACTACACCTAGATAACTTGCTGAAAAATTATGGGTTTCATTAGATAGTATTACTGTTATGGCATCTTTACCAATTATTCCATCTTTTCCAGGTTTTAAACCAAATATTGTAATAGTATCTTCTGCTAAAACTGTACTGCTACTACTTCCCTCTCTTATTCGTACAGTTATTTGTGTAGGTATAGTTGTATAAGTATTAGGAGGTGTATAGGAATAGGTTGTTGTAGTAGTATTTTGTACAGATTGATTATCTACAATAAATTCATAAAATACTGATCCTGTAGTATTTTTTGCTGTTGCAGTAATATTTGTTTGAATGGGATTGGGATTCAAACCATTTTCATCATAAGCAATTGCTTGACTGCTAGCTGCTAAACTAACTGTAACAACACCACCCAAGGGAGTTCCAGTTAAAGTTTCTGAATCGTTAAACTGGGTCTCGTCTAAAGAAGAAATAAGAGCATATTTTACATAGTATGCTATTCCAGGAGTTAGATTTGGAATAAACACATTTAGACCATCTCCTGAATAAGCTAACGTTCCTTGGGTTTCTACATTAAAATTTTCAGTTGTAGTACTATACCAAACCTTAATACCGGACAAGTCGTCTCTGACTTGTCCGGTATTTGTATCTATAGGAGGATCAACTACAAGTTGTAATCCTTTAACTGCTGGAAATAATTGTGCTGACATTTAATTACCTATGGTGAAATTGTGTATAAAATTATTTCATTAGATACACTATTTATACTTTCATTGCCTGCTGCATCTACTAATCTGCACTCTACTCTATATTTAGTACCTGCTTCACTTATTCTTGGTGAAGGAAATTCTAGTAGATTAAAATCTACATATGCTGCAGCTGTTGTTTGTGTTTTTATTAGTATGGGATTTTGTAGCGACCAAAAATCTTGGGTACCAGAATCTTTAAATAACTTTATTCTAAAGTATTTAAAATTATCTGGAATAGTTGTAAGTACTGGAGTTACTCTTATAAATTTGCTAATTCTTTGTATATTTAGTGAATTGGCCGACTCTCTATTTGTTGTAATGCCTTCGACTGTATGAGTAGTCCAATCTGTCCATTTACTAGCTCTATTATCTTCTGTAATATATCGCAGTCTATATCTATATATTTCACCAGCTATTACATCTGGAATTGTTATAGTATTAGTTACAAATTCAGAATAAATACTTTTTGTACCTATATTATCTAAATTTGTATTCAATATATACTCACACTGTATATGTTTTATATTTACTGGAATACTATCTACAGTTGCATACGATATTTTTATATTATATCTATAGTTACCCGGTGAAAGTATATCAATAGCTCTATCATCACTATAAACGGCTGTAACTACAGGAGCTTGGTCTATATTAAAACTATTTATATAGCCTTGTGGTGGAAGTGTTATTTGACTTTCAAATACTAATTGTTCAGTTAGCGACTTATAGTCTTCGAATATGTTTGTAAGATCGCTTACACCATAGTCCATTAGTGTAATTTTTGCAGTTTTATTGGCTCCGGGTTCTATACTTAATACTATTAAATCTTGACTTTCTTTTTCTAGCTCTCCTATCATAAATAGATCGCCAGCATCAATCAAATTTGTATTACTTGCAGATATTGTTTCTGATAGTAATACATATTTATACTCAGATAGTCCTAGTCTAATATATCCTTGAGAATTTATTGTGCCGTCCGCGCCGGAAGTTTGCACAGTATAACTAATAGTTTTTGCTTGTCTATTAATAGTCATTAATTTATTTTGAACATTAATAGATGTATTATCACAAACTATAGTTATAGGATTTGTATCTTCAAAAGGTACTGTTCCATATAAACTAGATAGTTGTATTGTTATAGTATTACCTGATCTGGTAAAACTACTAAAAGGTATTTGTGTAACTAATTGGCTTGTAGTACTTTGTCCAGTTTTTGATCGTACTCTAATAGTATATTGTGTAGGATATTGTAGTTGTACAATATCATCTAATTCTAGTACGCTTATATTTTGTAGTGTATTGGCATAGATATTCTTTATTCTGCCACTACCTAAACCCCAAGCAGGAACATCATGTGTTACTTTTACACGATCTCCACGATTACAGGCTAAATATTCAATATCGGCATTTAAACTATATACTTCTCGTCTAACTTTTGCTTGAGCAAAATGCCACTTTCCATGATCTATAACTGCTCCTACATTAGTTACACCAGGTAGACTTATAGATTCAAAAAGTTCTGCATTAGTAACATTTTTTCCAGTATTATAAACTATAACTTCAGATTCTTGATAATTTTGTTCTTCGTCATAGAAATTAATACGTAGAGCATCTGGTTCTTTTGGTAGTGCTCGCACACCTTCAAATCCCCAGCTATTGTGTGGACTAAAGTGCTGAACTATAGCTGATTTTGGTTCGTCTATAGTTACGGTCCATTTACCATCAATCATTGTAGGACTAGCTCGTCCAGCTGCACATATATCTCGTAATACTTCTAGTATACTACGTGTATTAGCAACTATACCATTATACTCATATTTATAGGTTTTTGTTTTAAGAGTGTTACTTTGGTCATAATACTGTATAGTTCTACCGGTTTCGCAATAATTATACCAATACTCTAATTGTGTAAGATTTATTTTGTCACTAATTTCACTATCTAGTATTCGCTGTGGATTTGCTGGATGTGTTAGTACATGAAAAAATAACGCTGCAGGATTACTAGTTACTAGGCTATAATCAGTAAATACACTGCTTATAGGTCTGCACCTACTTTGTACTATGGCATTAATACCCTCTAACTGGCCACTTAGTTGTCCTTCAGCCTGTATAACATATACACTTTTTGCAACAGTACAATTTTTAGGATCAGTAATAGGGTTTTTATTATTAGTATATGTAACCGTTAATAGTACTACACTATGAGCATATCTCCAATCAGGATTATCATCTACATTATCGCCAGTTATCCTACGAGCTCGTACTTGAGTAAGTGCTGCGGTTTCAAAAGTTTTTGTTCTGGTTATAGTGTATGCGTCTTTTTTATTTCCTGTAATTGTGACTATTTCCCAAGGTGTCCAGTCAGTATCGCCGTATCTTTTATATTGAGTTTCTATAAGTACAGTTGCATCTTCTCCAGTACCTGCTCCATCCCCCCTAGACTTAATTCGTCTCATGCCTTCTGGCATATGAAATGCTAGCGTAACTTCTAATGCTTGATCGTTTGAAGAATCACTAGTCCATACAGGTCTTGCTGCCACTGGAATTTCGGTTTCCGGATTGCCTTCGCATATTAGTGTAACTCTAAGATTAGATTGTTCTACATCTCGGGCATACAGTGATTGAAACTTTTGAATATTTGTAGGAGCATCATTATAGCCCGTTAGAGTAACACTATCTTGGATTTCATAATCGTCTATATTAACTTCACCAATTTTTAAATCGGTAATTTGTAGTGGCCCAAAACCCCACGCCAGTGCAGTAGTTAAATAACTTATTCGTTCCTCTGGATAGGTAACATAATTTTGAGCTGCTAACGGTGGTGTTATTCTGGTTTTTCCCAAAATTACAGGTATTGCTTCATATTGATTAGCCCTATTACCTGTGCCCTCAACCATTAGTTGTGATTCGCTGGTACCTGGATCCTGTTGTTGTGGCATACTAACAGGAAAAATTGCATTCATAAGTAACATACCAGCTGTACTTACTGCAGCAGTTGCAAAGCCGGCTGCTGCTCCTTGCAGGGTTGCACCTGCTGTACCAGCAGCAATAAACTGTCCACTACCAAAAGCAAATTCTGCAACGTATGGGGCATATATAGCAATAACTATAAATGCGGCCATTCTAAGAGCATCATTACCCTTGGCTAACTCTCTATAAGTTATAACATCATTAGCCTGTAGCTTAATTTCATTCCAATAAAATTCAGGAATTGCTGTATTATTTAACAGTAGTACAAAATTATCTGATTTTATTGGTAAGGAGTCTGCTACATCGCGTAATGTAGTTTTTCCATCAATAGCTACAGTTAATACTTTAGTTTCTAGGGGCGGAGGTAATTCTTGTAATCTTTTACTTTTAGTTTCTGAATAACTATAGAAGCCTTGTACGCGATTTGCCCAACTAGTTCCACGAATACTACCTATAGCTACATCATAGCCTTCACGAGAATGTATAAACTCATGTTCATTAAGCATTACACCTACATGAGTATCTCTGCCTAATATTCTAAATAGTACAATATCGCCTTCTTTGGCTTGTTGTACTTGCTCCCAGCCTTCTTTATATTGAGCAATTAGTTCTTTAATACGAACACTATCTTCTACCACATATTCACTAGCAAAACTAGGTAAATCTATACCATATTGTTCACTATAAATCAGACGGACTAATCCCCAACAATCTGTTCCAGTATAGTCTCTACCTCTATCCTTGAAAGGGATTCCAATATATTTATTTGACCACATTTAAAATAATCCTGGAAAATAAACCGGAGTAAATGAATATTGAGGAAAAGGTTCTAGTTCATAGTTTACCATACCTAAATCTGCAGTTACTCTATCTACAGTATAGGCGAAATTAGTAATATAGAAATTTGAAAAGCTAGCTTCTACTACGTTAGGCGAAGATGATAGTACAATTTCTAGCTTTACCTTAGGTCTACCTTGGATTTCTCTGGCTATAGGCATTACATATCTAGTAACATCATAAAATGTTATAGAACATTTTGGCGCAGAGTTTTCTGCCTCGTCTGGCATATTTATTTCGACTGGTAAAAATATATAATTATTACCGCGACTTTGTACACCATACATAACTTCTTCTGCAGTTTCACTAATACGTCCAGTAAACCCATCTGCTATACGTAAGACTACAGTTTCTGGATTTTGTGGATCATATATAGTTATTAATGTTATAAGCTCTTTATCTGTTTCTTGTGCAAATAAAGCTTGTAATGCTGGTGCGCTTAATGTGCTTAATCTACTCATGGTAATACTTCAAAAGTTGTATCTACAGTCCAATAGCCAGGAGCTAGATAGGTTAAAGTATATAACTCGCCTTCTTGTGTAGGAATCATTCTTACTTCTACAATTTGACCAGTTCTTGGATGAGTAAAACCAAATCTAGCAGTAGCTTTTATGTCCATGTTTACAAAATCTTCTAGTATACTTATCTGATTTGTAGTCATTATAAACGAAACAGTTAGTTTTTTAGCTAACTGTCCTCGTCTACGTAACTTTGCTGGACCTTTGTCAGTAGGCGTGCGCACTATAAGTGCGCCGCCTGTTTCCTTAAAGCCTTTTTGTGGCACTTGTGGTAGGGTTATAGGCCACACATAGGTATATGCCATGTATTATCTCCTAATTAATTGTGGTTTTAACCCAAAAGTACTTCTCATAGTACGTTGAGATTGGCTGCCACTTCTAGCCATATCTGAAGCTGCTGCTTCTCCAATCATTATTTCTACTTTTCTATTGCCACGACTGTCTGTGCTCTCTACAGCCTCTGCCTGTACACCGCTGTAGTTATTAATAACTACTTCAGTTTTTTGACCTCCGCCACGAACACCAAGATTACCTTGATTATCGCGCTTTAGTGGCATTATGGCCTCTGGCCCTGCTTCGCCCATTAAGCCTGTACCTTTTGCAAATTTAAATAGGGTAGGTTGATTAACTATTGAATTAGTAAACATTCCACCTTTAGCAAATGCAGTTATCGCACTATCATAAAAAGAGCCTAATGCACTTGGTCTCGGCGGGCCTACAAATCCAGGACTGCCTTCAGCAGCTACGCTACTAGGAGTTAGACCCGGCAACATACTCATTAAACTAGGCCTAATTGCACTTTGATATATCATTGAAGTTTGCATTCTAAGCTCAAACTTTAGTAGATCATTTAGCAATGATTTAAATAGATCTTTACCGGCCCACTTACCTGTTTCAGCCCATTTAGTTATAGCGTCTGCAAGTCCGTCAAATGTACTTTTAAATATTCTGTCGTAACCTTTTTGACGTTCACTTAAACTTTCATTTAACTGTTTATTTCTAAGTTTGGCATCATATAACAAAGCTTCACTTTGTAAAACTTGAGCGTAGTATTGTTGACTCTGTAGCTGTAGTCCTCGTAGCCTATCTCGTTCAGCAACATCACCTTGTCCTAGAGCAGCTATTCTTGCCTTATAATTTTCATCTTCATCTTGACTTTGTTTTTTAATACTGGCTATTTTATTATTATATTCTATTTCTAGCTGTAAACTTTCTAAAGCTCTTGATTTAGTAATATACTCTTGTTCTGTTATATTACCTAAACTGTTATTAATTTCTAATCTATCTCGTTCTGCCTGTATTAACCCCGATTCTGTACTGCGACTTAGCTCACGAAATCTATATGCCATTTCGGCAACTTCTTTTTGTTTTTCTAATTCAGTTGTTACTCTATCTATAGCATTAGCTCTATTAGCTTCAGAAGTAGTTGCATCGTTAGTAGCTTTAGTATTTGCTTCTTTTGCAACTTTTTCTGTAGTTAAACTACTGATACTATTTCTAGCAGCTTCAGCTACTTTTGTATATCCTCTTTCTCTAGCAGCTTTTTCAACAGCCTCTAATACACCTAACTCTTTTGTTAGTTGCATTGTTTGTATAATTGCTTCTTGATCACGCTCTTGTGACTCTCTAGCAATACGCTGCTGTCGTTGTTCTACGGGGCTAGCTTGTAAAAATTCTACATTTTTACTAAAGAATTCAGCATTTCTTGTTTTTAGGTCTAATAGAGTATTTTGTTCGCGTTTAACTCTGGCTTCTAGTTCTGCTTCAGTTTGACCAATTTGACCTCTTATTATAGCCATTTGTCGCTGAGTATCTAAATCTATATTTTGTGCTCTTATGCCTGCCGTTCTTTGCATAATTTGTGAAGCAGCTGGAAGTATAACTTGTCCAGAGGTTCTTAGTGCTTCTGGATTTGTATATGCTAACTGTTGTTGCTGTACTTCAGATATGGCTCTTCTATTAGCTTCTAAATCTATATCAGGTCTTTTTTGTTCTTCTTTTAATCTATTTAATTCTAATTCTAGTCTAAGTTGATCATTTGAATTAATTAAATTTATAGTTGTATTTAATTCATCTTTTCTTAACTGTATGGACTGTAGCTCTAGATCAGTAGCAAGTTTTACAGTTTCTGCGGTCTTTGGTAAATATCCCAGTAACGCTTGCTGTGTTTGAATAACTGCTTTACGACTAGCTATATCAACAGTTTTATTTATTAAATCTAAAGCTGCATTAATAGCTACAACAAGTGCATCACGTACACCTTGCCCAAGGCTTTCAAGTTTACCTTGTGTTTCTGCTAATATAGCACCTTTTTCAGCACTAAGTGTTTTTAATTCTGCTAGTCTAGATGTATCGGGGACTCCTGCTTTTCTTTTTGCAGCCCCTCCTGGTAGCATACTTGCTGCTGAAGGCATTGCTCCTTCTATATCTGCTATTTCTTTGTCGTAACCCTTTTTAAGCTCTGTAGCAACTCTTATTATATCATTATACTGGTTTAATACTTTTATTTCATCATAGATTAATTTTTGACTTTCTGGCGGAAACATACTTATTTTACTAGTATCAGCTGCTAAGTCATTTAATAGTGCTAATCTATTTTGAGTATTATCTAAAGCCTCATTCATATTATAGGCTTGTTTTGCTAAGTCTTGTGCAAATATAGATATTGGGCTTTTATCTAGTAAACTATTCGCTAGATTTTGATAACTAGTAGATAGTGCTCTAAATCCATCTTGCACTGCTTTTAATGGTTTTGCAGCATCTTGTGCTTCTTTAGATATTGTTTTAAATAATCTTTTTATTTTCTCTGCAACATCAAGTACGGCATCTTTATCACCCATACCTGTTATAGCTTCTACTATAGTTCTTATAGATAGTTTATCTTGAATATTTAAAAGATTAGCAATACCTTCTTCAGCTTGTTGTCGTAGTTCAGGGCTGTCTATGTTTCTAATTGAGGCTATAATAGCTGGGCCCATAGCGTCGCCAAAACGATCTTGCAGACCCATACCTATCATTTGCAAAAATCCATCCATAAATCTATTCCAACCACTTGCCGCCTCATCCGCAAGATTAAGTCGATCTACGGTTTCTCCTATACTACCAGCTAGTCCATCTAAAGCATTTGCTTTTGCCTGTATACTTTGTAGGCTTAGGGTATTGTTATATTTATCTGCAGTTCTATTTGCTGTTTCAGTTTTTTGGTTTAACTCTTCTAAACTATCATTAAATCTTTGTACTTCTTTATCATTCTTGCTAAATACAGCAGCTAGTAGTTCATAAGCACCAAATATTACACCTACAATACCTAAAGCTCTATTAAGTATTGTAAACAATTTTCCTACACTTCCTGCTGCAATAGCGGCACTACCACCAATAGCAGAAAGTATGCCAGGAATCATACGAAGTTTTTCGTCTTTGATACCTTGCATTAAATTAGAAAAAGCCTGTCTACCCCCTGCTTCTCCTACATCTCCATAAGCTCTACTAATTAGAGTGCTGGTGGCATAGCGCTGACGAGCTTGTTCTGCTTTTTCTGCAGCAATACCTGCTGTAGAAAGTAATTTTGCTCTTTGATTTATTTTATTGTTAGTTTCAGTTTCTAAATCAATGATATCTTGATTAGTCTTTTTAACGTCTTTAATACTTTGTGCAAGATCACCGTATAGCTTTGTGCGTTTACCAAGCCTCTCTAGATGTGCTACTTCTTTGTCAGTAATATCTTGTATATCTTTTACAAGAATATCTCTAACGCCCTGTTGTAATCGTTTTTTATCAAAAGCGGTTTCAAATTGCTTTTCTAATCTATCTAGTGCTTTATACTGTCTATCTTCTAGATTTTGAAATTCGGTTTCTCTTTCTGCTTTAATAGCCTTAATTCTTGCTATACGTGCTGTTTCTGCTGATTTTGCTTGAGTTTCATAAAAACTTTTACTACGCGCAGCAGCGGCATCTAAACTAGCCCCCCAGCTTTTTAACACCGGTATTGCTTGACGCACAATACTGGCTGTAAAAGCGGCTAGGCCTAAGAATAGTGCAGTAGGGCTTGCGCTTAGTAAATTAACTAGTGGAGTAATTACAGTATTTATAATACTTAGTACTTGTGTACCTAAATTTTTTAGACTGGCAGCTAATTTATCATAGGGATTAGTAGGTATTTCAATAGCACCAAATTTTGTTATACCCTCGGATAGTATAGCATTAGCAAACGCTTGTACTTTTTCAAAATCAGTTAGTGCCTCAGAACTTTTACCTACTTTTCTAGCGTAGTCGTCAAAAGCTTTTCCTGTTTTAGTAATAAGTCCTAATTCATCAAGCAATTCAGGTTCTAGCTTTGTAATACCACGAGTAAGACGGCTTACTGCATCACTCATGTTAAGGCCAAGTGCTTGAGAAGCTTTACGTGCAACTTCTTCTAGTTGCATTATTTGTTTTTCACCTAATCCGCCACTAGTAGCCTTAACTACAGATTCCATAGACTCGCGAAGCGTAACGGCTCCGCCACTAGCATCAGAAAATCGTTTAGCCATATTGCCTAAACTAACGCCTTGGGCTGCACCTAGTTGATTTAAACCTTCAACCATGTTAGCAGTATTCATGGCTTCACGAAGCGCATTAAACGCAGCAGTTACAGCAAATATATTTGCTGCCCATGTAGCGTATAGGCGAACTAATCCACCCAAGCCTTGTGCTTGGTTTGCAAAATCACGAGCACTTGCTCCAGTTGCTCCCATAGAGCCTCGGCCGCGTCCATACTCAATATTTTCACTAGCCGCCATTGCTTTACTAGCAGCTTTTGAATGTGCAACTGTTTTTTCTAGTTCTTTATTTAATCTGCTAGCGTCAGCAGTTCTATCTTTAATACTATTTCCAGTATCTCTGACGTTTAGATTAATATTTACTGTATTACCTGCCATAATTTCTCCGGGAATCCGCTGGAGGTTTAAAAGTTTGCTAGTTTACGACCATTATATCATAGGACCATTTAAATGTCAATGTTAAAATTTATAAGCAAAAACCCGCAGGTAATTACTACGCTGCGGGTTTTTGTTGTTGTCGATTATTAATATTTTTAGCTCTTATACCATCTATAAGTCTAATAATATTTAGTGTAAATAGTCTATCTTGTTTGTCTATACTATACAGGTCAAAAATATCCTGAATTCCTGCAAGATCTTTGCCCAAGTACAGGCCGTTAAACCCTTCCCAGCGATCTTGTAGTATAGCATAAATACTAAAGCATTCCTGAACTTCTGCAGAAAAATCATCAAATTCTACAGGTATATTTTCTGGTACAGGCTCCTCACCAGTTAGCTCGCACATCTCAAAATACTGGTCACTAGTAACGCCTAGTTCAGCATTTTGCATATAGTTATCAATAGCTAATTTAAGTGCTAGGAGCTGCTCTTCGAAAAATTTGCAAGGTCACCAACCTGTTCACTAACAAATGCATCAAAGTTGGTAGAATTTTTCATTAGGTAAAGAGCATTTTCTGCTGTATACTCTAACATATCTTCAAGATTATAACCACTAAGATCTACAGGGGCAAGTTCTTGTAGGTATTTAAGTTTTAAGCCTTGCCAACCTTTAACTGCATTTTCTACATATAGTTGCAAGAAAAGTTCTTCATTAAACTCCTCTTGTGGCTGACGATTCTTAAATGTAGTCTTAGTAGACTTTTTACGAATATTTAAAAGCGTGTCGCGGGATAGGAAAGCAAGTTGAACTAAGAATCCGGGCATACCAGGAAATTCTACTTCAATATTCTTACTGGGAACTAGTAGGGATTTAAGGGAAAGAGTCATTTATTACCTTTGGTTTATAGGAGCACAAGGAGGGGTCTCCTTGTGCTGGTCACTAATTATTAAGCTGGAGTAATATTAGTTGTGTAGTATTTAACACTAAGTTCATTGGCTGCTGCGATATCAAACCCTGCAGTACCGCCACTTGGTGTGCTGCTGCCCTGCGCTGTAAACGTAATAGCTGTACTAACAACCTGTTCAGTATTAACGCTAGGAATACTTAATACAACTGCTGGCATTTCTAGCTCTACACGGGTACTGCCTGTACCACCTACACTAATTTTAATGTAGTAAGCTGGATCAACCTCTGTGTTACTACCATCTAGTAGATCCTTCATTAAGCCTGCGCTGTTGCTAGCGCCTGTACGTAAGTAGCAATTTAGGGTACCACTAATGGCACGAGTACCTGTAAAGTAGGTAGCAGGTTGATTAACAACACCTAAGTTTGCAGGCATTAGGTATGTAATATTATTGCTAATAGTTAAGCTACCACCAGTAAGTGCAATAGTATAAGCTGTGCCGCCACTATTAATACCGCTGCTTAAGGTAACAACGCTTAATTTATTAGCAATATAAGGAGCAGTAGTATTTTTTGCTTTAAATGCACCACTACCTAAACCTGTCCAAGTATTGTTAGTATCGTTAATTACAGGCGTTGTAATTTGACGTAGTGCTTTACCTTGACCAGCCCACTGAATACTTGCAATAGCATCTAGTCCAAAATCAATAGTAGCTGTATTCATTACGCAATCATCAATAATAAACGTGGTTGAGTCTAAGACGATGATTAAGCCAAACTTTTGTAGCTGGTGTACGTTGGAATTTGTAGCTACGCAAGTACCAGCAGTAGTATCTTCACTCCAAGCAGTACCATCAGCACTAAACATAGCACCCCATAGGACGCTTTCTTCAGCAGTTATATTAGTACCACCATCGGCTGGTCGCATATAAGTGGTCATGGAGAAGTCAACTGGGTCTAAGGCAGTATTAAACTGACGTTGACCGCGGCTGGGTGTAGCACCTGCTTCATTTAGTGTAACTGTTTCGGTTGTAGTATTTTGTGAAAAACTAAGTCCATCAAGAACTTGGATTTCACGAGTATTGGTGGCAGTAAAAGTTTGACCTGTTTCACTACCAGTATTAACACCGTCATGAACTACTCCAAATTCATTTACGTTAGTAGTAAAGAATACTCTGGCGTTACGAATTAAATTATAACTCATCTTTTTTCCTTGTTGATTAGTGTCGGTTAACCACTACTAACAAGACTTTTATCTGTTGTTTGTGGTATTTTACACTGTGATTATTACACGAGAGCGTATCTAACCTGTAAGTTAATTTCTCCAACGCCATAGGGCACTAGTAAACCTTCGTCTGTGGTAATAGATACGACTAAAATTTCTGTTGTTTCATGTCCGGGTTCTGTGCTGTACTGGAGCACTCTGTTGGAATCCACACAGCGCTCTATATCTTCTATAAGTTGCTCTAGTTCTTCTTGAGCCGTATCTTCGTTACGCACATAGCATTTGATTGCTATGTTTAGGAATCCCCAAGTAAAGTCGCCTGGCATGTACTCACGTGTTTCACTACCAGGGGTAACATATATACTAGGAAAATCTTGTATTTCATCCCAAAACTTTAGTTTGGCATAAGCATTATTGTATATATTAGTTACGTACGGAGGATTTCCGTCAATTCCACGAAATTTCTCTACTAGGGCATTTACTATTTGTGTTCGTTTAGTCATACTAGTACAGCCCTCATACGTGTTATCATTTGCTCCTGCAGGATTTCCCTAATTGACTTTGATATTAACAATTTAGGGTCTCTGGATCTAGGAAATTCTTGTCGGCCACCGGCACTAAAAGTAGCATAAGGATACTTCATATAATTATAGTAGGCAGTTAACATACCCTCGCGACCTTGTGTAAGTCGTTCAACTTTAACACTTTCTGCAAATCTGCCAGTTCTATAATTAAGTACATCTCGTCTACTACCATCACCCATATTTTGCCTGAGTTTTTGATGCAGCAAGCTATTTATTATATTTTGAATATTACTAAGATTTGGTGTAGCTTTGCCTTCAATAAATTTTGTAGTATTATCCGTACGTAATTTAGTACTAGTTTTTTGAACAACTTTAATAGACTTACGACGTTTTTTTATTGGCACTACACTATTTAGTAATACTTGTGATTTTTTAGTAGACTTAGATTTTTTATTTAAAATAGTATTAGTAATTAGTATTTGTATATTATCTATTACACTAGGACTAGATTTTATTCGTAACAATAAATTAGCTAAACCATTAATACTATTTACACGAAATGCTTTTAATAAATTAAGTCTACCTACAGCATCTAATAAATTCCATTTTCTCTCTAACTGAGCTAAATCTTGCTGATTTTCTCGTCGATTTTGTATAATTACAGTTTGAAATAAGCCGGAAGAAATTACTAGCTGTAATACTTCTGGGTCGCCTTTGGTTAAATCACCAGTAGATAGTTTAACAGTAGTTTTTTCCTGTCCTGTTTGTTCTAAAAAATCTTTAACTATTAATTTAAAAGTTTCACTACTACTATCTATAGATTTTAAAGCATTTTTTGCTGACATTAATTCTGCTAATATTTTTCCACTAATAATAGAGTCGTTTGCTGTTGTGTGACCCCAATTAATAATTTTAGTAGTTAAATAATTTTGATCTTTTAATTTAGAATTTGTAATTTTATTAGCAAGTAATTCAGCATCAATAAATTTTTTAATACGTCTGTTAACTATATCACGAAGATTATTAAAACTATTGTAGGCAATTTTTAAAGAAGCTACTTTATTTGCATCCCCTTCAAAATATGTGACTATAAAAGGTGTTTTAAATTCATTTTTCAGGTTTTCCATATATACAGACATTTCTTTGACTTTTTTACTGTCTAGGGTGTCTGCTCCGCCCTGATTAAATGCTTCGATAAAACCTTTTAAGTGGGTATCTATTTTTCTAAATGTTTCAGTATCAAGTGCTGGCCATTCATTTGCCATTTCTTTCATGGCTTTATTTATTGCAACTATTGCAACATCTGCAGCATTTAGTGTTATATCATTATCTTCAATAGCTTTTTTTAAAGCTTGTTTTAAATCTAATCCATGTAAGGAGAATAAGGCCGGAAATAGTTTATCAAAAGAGCCTTTTCTTAGTCCACTTAACTGCAATAGTCTATCTACATTAGAAGTAGTTTGTGTATTTTGTTTAGCCTGATAAGCCTGTAAAGCTGTAGCTAACTCTAAAGCTTTAGTAAATGCCATTATGCATAATCCGCCATGTAGAGATCAAATACTCGTCTAATGTGTGCTGGTAGGCTGCTGCTCTGTACATACTCAATTTGTGTAGTATTAGTACCCGCAGCTTTAGTTGATTTTACTGCTGCGTCATTGTCTTTGTAGTATGTGAGTAGATCCATACAAGCGGCTTTTAAGTCTTCTGGTACGTTCTCATATCCACCAAAGTAGGCAACCTTATAGCCGCGAATTAGTTTTTCAAAAATGCCGCTGGGATGTAGGCTGATTATATCATCGCCATCTACAATCCAATCTGTAAATTTTACTAGTGGTGTCCAGGTTTGACCATAGTCTACACTTTTTTGAACACTAGTTACTGTGGCAACTGGGGTTTCACGTAACAGAATACGATCAAACCCGCCACTACTGTACTCTATAAGAGGATCGTTATAGTAATCTATAAATGTGCGTTTGCAGTAAGTTTTTGCAAACTGTGAAACCTTAGGAATTAAGCTATCAATTTCACCGTCAGAATTTGCGCTATTAATTCCCATGTACGACTTATATTCTTGTCTGGTAAAAAGGCTTAATCCCATGTTATCTCCTCTATGTTTCCGGGCTAGACTCGTTAGAATCTAGCCAAGAAACAGGGCTACAAAGCCCTGTTAGTTCCCATCCCTGAGAATTAGGCTACGTAACGTAGAGCGCTTACGCCCTGACCAAGGTTAGTAGTAACTTGGGTCATGCCAGTGCGTAGGCTGGCAACCATTACGCGACGTTGTGTTTCAACTAGGTCGTCGGTGTCAATACGTAGACCACGCTGATTACCAACTAGGAAGTTACCGGGTGCAAAGCAGATTGCTCCAACAACACCAGCTGCTTTATCTTCAAACTCAGCGCTTACTAGAACTGGAGTATTAGCAACGCTACCAATTTGACCTGTTAGTAAAGTAGCTTGTGTGCCAACTTTATCAACAGTTAGGAAGTTGTCGTCGTCTAAGAGATCATAGTAACCATCTGTGCTTACAATATAAACTAGCTCAGCAGGATCTAGGCCCCAAGCACCTAGGTCACGACGCATTTCGCGTAGTTTAGCAACGGTTAGTTTATTAGCATCGCTAATATCTAGTGTAACAGCGCTGCTTGCATCGTACTCGGCAAGACCTTTAACGGGATCTGCACCAGAACCAGCACCACGTAGCATTGCGCGATCAACAGCGCGGGCAACACGGCGAACCATTGCATCGCGGATAACAGGCATAATTGCTAGTAGAGCGTCTTCTTCTTCTTCGAAGGCTACGTACTCATTGGTAGCAACTTTGTATGCGTTAAGAGTGATTTCTTTAAGAGTGTGTGTAGCATTGCCACCAGCACTATTGCTTGTACCAAACTGAGCATTCTGAACCCAAGTTGCAACACCGGCTTCTGGGTTAACAGGAATAGTCATTACGTTGGTTTGCATTGCAATACTACGTAGAGTAGGAGCAACAACTAGGCGACGGCGAACCTCGTTTTCCATTGCTAGGCTAACTTCTAGTTCCCAAGTTGCGCTAGGAACGTGTGCACCGTACTTTTCAACTAGTTGCTTACCAAGACGGGTGCTGTCAACACTCTTACCAGCCATTTTTGCTAGTAGAACTGCTTTTTCTTTGTCGGCATAGCTCATGTCGCTGGACTTGCCATCAACAAACTGCATCTTGCTTTTTTGAATAGCTTCTAGTTCTTGTGCTTTTTCTTTTAAGGCAGCTTCTAGGCCACTGATAACACTCTTGGTGCTTTCTGCTTGCTCTTGGAAGCGCTTCTCTACTTCGGCTAGTAGCTTTTCTGCACCAGTTTCAGTAGGAGTTACAGCAGCAACAGCTGCTTTGATACGTGCTTGTAGCTCAGCTTCTGCTTGTTCACGAGCAGCTTTCTCAGCTTCTACACGAGCTTGTTCTTCTTTGATAGCCTTAGCAGCTTGCTGTGCAGCGTCTTGAGCTGTTTGGGCTAGTAATTGCTTTAATTCTTCTGGAGTCATGTCCAATTCCTCTTTGGTTGTGCTCTTTGCTTGCCTAGTGGTGTCTAGCCCTTTAGCTGACTCGCTTTGGGGTGCAAATTGCTCTATAAATTCACGATACTCCGTAACGGAGTTAAACGATTTTGAAAGATTAAAAAGTGTGTTTTGATTTGCTGGTACCGAAACTACCGAAATTTCATGTAATTCTAAGTCTTTGACTAGGAAAACTTCTGCGGCACTATTATATTCCGCATCTTTAATTCTAAATCCAACTGAAAATGCTGTTAAAACTTCGTCTTTGATAAGCTGGTATACTTTTTCAGCAGCTTTTGAGATCCTAGCTTTAATCCACAATCCTTTTGCATCTACTTTGTGCTCAGTCATACGACCAACTGGTTGAGTATGGTCATGAAATGCTAGGATAACAGGATTTTTTATGTAGTTCTCTAAGCCTTTTTCCCAAACTGAGGTAGGAATTACATCGCCGTGTCTGTCAACATCCACAGTTGATGCGTATCCACTAATCTCAATTACGTCTGGTTCTGCTGGTAGCGGCTCAGCTTTAGTAAAGACACTGTTAAAGTACAGGATCTTATTTTTGTCTACCATAATTTCCTCTATTATTGCCCCTCCGACGGCCTACCGCCTTGAGAAGGGTTTGCTGCACTACCAGCAATGTTAGCTGGAATTCTGATCTCGTCAGCTCCGTCTAGCTTATCGTAGCGTAGTTCCTGGCGAGCTTCATTTGGTGTTATAATACCGCCGTTAACCAGTGTAGCGTGGTAGCTGGCAATATCTTTAATGTCTGGTTGTAGGGCCGAAACCGTTTGTGTAATTGCTTCTACGTCGTAGCCAAAGTACCTCTCCACTGCACTTACCCATGACTTGGCAATAGGCATTACAGTTTCTAGATAGAACAGCCTTAAGTTAGGAGCAATATTAGCGTTATTGCCGCCCATTAACAAGATAGGTGGAACGCCTAGTGCCTGCAGGATCTTTTCTTGATGAGTCTTGATCGATTGATCAAAATCCATTTCTTTGAAACTGGTGTCTGTAATCTTTTGTGGCTTTAAACCACTATCCAAGATTACCGGACGGCGACCACCAACTTTAGGATTGTACTTTTGCTGCCAGTATTGTATGGTACGCTCTTTGGCTATAGTTGATAGTGTATTTTCAGTAGTTAGAACCATACCAAACACAGCACCGTTTTCAAAGAACGCATCCTGAAACTGTTCCATGTTGTAGAGTGTCTTGATTGAACGCTGCGCACTTTCCAGCCTACTCGAACCACGGTAGATACTATCACTACTTAAATCTTTAAGCGAAAATACTTCCGATTCCCGAAAATCTACTAGTCCGTTATACCGGTAGCCACGAATAAAGGTTTTTTCGTCTGTGAGTATTTCTACTCTACTAGCAGGCAGGTGGTAGAGAAACGTACCGTCGTAGTGGATAAACACATTGCCTTCTAGTAAGTAGTCGGTAAATATGTTCTTACGAAAATCTTGTGCCGATTGGTAGGGGTTGGGTCTGTAGTTGAGCAGAGTGCTCAGTGACTTTTGACGAGTACCTACAACCACACCCTCGTACAACTTGTCCTTGACGTCATAGTCTAAGCTACTACAAGCGCTTACTATTAAGTTAACACCACGATTAACCATCTCAACACGCTTAAATGCCTGCTGATAGGTAATTGGCGCAGTGGTACCAACCATGGTACCCTCTTCTTGCGCTATCCTAACCTGCGCAGGATTAAGTTTCCAGCGCAAGTCACTAAAAAATTCTTTTATTCCCACGGCTATCTCCACTGGTAAACTCACTAAACGGAGATCCCCAACTAGGCTGCTTTAGCACCTCACCATTCTGTTTCTGACGCTGCAGTTCTAACCAATGCTGCTGCTTACTAGCAGTACCCAGACCTGGCGCTTTGCCAAATATCTGGTGTAGCCTAACGTGGTGTGGATTACATAGTGTATACACTAGTTCATACAGCTCACGGCGGTGCTCACTAATGAACTGGTCCCGTACCGCCAACACACTCTCATCCGTATCTAGCTCAATGCCCAGTTGTTGGCACCAGCGTTCAAGGAGTAAGGTAATACTGTGGGTATGGTGTAGTTCAAGGTCTTGGTTAGTTCCACAAACCCAGCACTTAGATTGCTTCTGGTAAGCACCCTTTGCACGGTCTCGGATCCATTTTACAGGTATACGTTTTTGAGTATTTTTTGCCATAATGTTAGTATTATACCACCGGGGCACGAGGA